GGTATAATGGTACTATTTCCTGAACATTTGTATTTTCATCGAATTTTAAAAATGAATCACATGTAGCTGAAGGCATACGAGGTATTATTTTAAGTTGACTTGAGCCCTGATAAAAACGATACAAAAATGAAATCATGTACCATGGAGTAGGTGGAGCCTTGACAGGGATAGCAACTCCTGAAACAGTAATCGATAATGCGCGTGAACCAGTCTGAGGATCTTCAGTAAAAACACGCTGCTTCAAACCAACAAAGGTGTCATCTGTTGGAGTTAAAAATGCCAAAAATCCGAATCTCTTTATAAGCGATCTTAAACTTAAAAAGTATTCACCAGTTGTTTGAGCTGTAACATCACAGGTTTTGTGTGATGGAACTAAAAGATTTTCATCTTCTGGAATAAATACAGCTCCATGGTCAGATTCAGCAAAAACTACATCAGTTGCCAAAGTTACATATCCGGGAGATAATTGTATTGTTGGGCGAGCGAGTTGATAGTCCTCACCAGCACTATGTGAAATAAAGAAATTTACGGAACTTGCTACTGTTGGAGGATTATTTAAATTTGTTAAAGCATATATGCCCATACAACCAATCTTTGTATCTAATGTGGCTGCATTGGGTACTTTATGACTACCATTAATACCTTCTTCCAGATCTCCACGATAAGTTTCGCGCCAAGGTGTATTCGACATAAAGGGAACTTTAATTCTATACGTAGTTCTACTCATCTCATCTTGTCGATCTTTCAGATTACAGATTACGTTATAATTAGTGTTAATAAGATTATTACATTCATCAACATCCAATGTGGCAGGCAAATCAGCAAGCTCTGTCTCAGGAAAATAGATTATCACAAACCTACCATTATGGTAAGCAGTTTTAATAACTAATATATCGTATACAATAGTACCTCGCCATAAGGTGGCGAGCATACTAGTGTACGCAAAACTTCCCAGAAACAGAGTCTCAGCATCAGAACCATCACCATATTGGTATTGAGAAAAAGGTGAAACTTCCCATGAAGCCATAAGTTTTCTATCACTAAATAGAACACTATCAGCTTCCTTCGAATAAAAGATGTTAGGGCGACCAAGAATATAATTTAAACTCATTTCATCGCGATTTTCCGGTATAAAAGAAGAACCGTCAATGCCGTTATCTTGCAATAAAGCAAGAGTGACAGCATCATCGGTTCCCTCTGTATGAATCATTGTGCTATTGGGTTTTAAAACACATTTTTGTTGTTGTAATATTGAAACAGGTTTGGACCAACCAAGAGCGGCAGCATATTGCCCAATAGCTCTTGCAACCCAACCAACTGTAGAGGCAACATCACCAATAAGGGGAATGTTTGACAGAACATCTGTGACCATAGTCACACCCTTCGCTATAGTGGACACGGGACGGCTAGTAGCCGTTTCTCCCGTATCCATTGCAGCAAAGGGTGCAGAATCTGATTCAGCAAATCTCTCTTCCTTTTCAGCCTTTCTCAAGGTTTTAATTTGTTGTCTTAAATGTTTCATTTGAATAGATGGTATTGCAGCTTTTTGAGTTGGTACGTAAAATTCTGGATTAACAAATCTAGCAAAGATAGTATAGTCACAAGAGACTACAGCTTCTGAACCCTTTAATGAAGAAAGAGCATATACAAATACGGTTCCAAATTGATTTTGCAAATTACTCATATCAAATAAATCATAAATATTGGCGTAAGGACAAATCAATTTTATACTATTCGTTTCTTCTAAATTTAAAACTTTGTGGGGACAAGAAGTTTGGGATGCCAAAAATCGAGTACCAACACGTCTATATCTACCAGTCACATCATAATAAGGATTATAAACCAGTAAAAGCGCTCCTTGGAAGAAGGGTTGCGCATTAACTTTAATTTCGATTTCTACATCTGCTTTAAAATAT